GCCGTTGACTCAGCAGGAATTGCAGGTCAGGTTAACGGCGAGTCTACTGCCGCTGGTATTAGTATGTCTCTTGGCGCTGTTATTAAACGTCATAAACGCACACTAATTAACTTCCAACAATCTTTCTTGATTCCTTTTGTTAAGAAAGCAGCTTATAGGTACATGCAATTTGACCCCGAAAATTACCCTGTTGCTGATTATAAATTTAACGCTAGTAGTACTTTGGGTATTATTGCAAGAGAGTACGAAGTTACTCAGTTAGTACAGCTGTTACAGACGATGGGTAAAGATTCACCGCTGTATAACACATTGATTCAATCTGTTATTGACAATATGAATTTGTCTAACCGTGAAGAATTACTTACGGCTCTTGCTCAAGCTTCACAGCCTAACCCACAAGCACAACAGATGCAACAACAAGCACAGCAGTTGCAGATGCAGTTCCAGCAATCACAGACTCAAGCACTGTCTGCTCAGGCTCAAGAGTCACAAGCACGGGCTGCTAAGTTGGCTGCGGAGGCTGCTGTTGTGCCTCAAGAACTAGAAATTGATAAGATCAATGCTATTACTCGAAACCTTAAAGAAGGTGACGCTGAAGATAAAGAGTTTGAACGCCGTATGAAAGTGGCCGATACTCTCCTTAAAGAAAAGCAAATAGAAGGTAAAAAGAATGTTAATAACGCAACAAGAAATGCAGTCTCTGCTAGACCAAGTCAACGACCACTTCAAAGGGACGTTCCAGCGCCTCAAAGTCCTAGAGGACCAACTGAACCAACTGGAAACCAAGGTGGAGGAATTATCTAATGCCAAAGAAAGCAGACCCAAGACTAGCACGAGCAGGAGTAAGCGGGTACAACAAGCCAAAGCGGACGCCTAACCATCCTAAAAAGTCTCACGTAGTTGTTGCTAAGGAAGGCGACAAAGTTAAGACAATTAGATACGGACAACAAGGCGTTAGTGGTGCAGGTAAGAACCCTACTACTGATAAAGAAAAGGCAAGACGTAAATCGTTCAAAGCAAGACACGCCAAGAACATCGCCAAAGGCAAAATGTCAGCGGCTTTTTGGGCTAATAAATCTAAATGGTAAGGAGAATACTATGCCAATGGTAAATGGAAAAAAGTACGCATACACCGAAGCAGGTAAAAAGAAAGCTAAAACAGCCGCTAAAAAAACAGGCAAGAAGGTCAGTTATGGCAAAAGCAAAAAGTAGTCCTAAACCTAAAAATAAGGCTTTATACTCACGAGTTAAGGCAGAGGCTAAACGCAAGTATAAGGTTTGGCCTAGTGCTTATGCTTCTGGTTGGTTGACTAAAGAGTACAAAAAACGCGGTGGTACTTATGAGTAAGGCCAAGGGTGGGTTAACTAAGTGGTTTAAAGAAGATTGGGTAGACGTTAAGACAGGTAAAGAATGTGGGCGTAAGTCTGCTAGTAAAAGTAAACGTCCTTACCCTTCTTGTAGACCCAAAGCTGTAGCATCTAAGATGACAGCAGCAGAAAAGAAGTCTTCTGCAAAACGCAAGACAGGACCAAAGGCTATTAAACACGCAGTCACAGCTTCTGGTAAACGCAGGAAAACCACTAGAAAAGCTTGACATTCCTTAAAAAGTATGATATAATTAAACTATAGTTAACAACTTTAGAGAAACTAATGACAACTGAGCTTGAAACTTATTTTAACAACTACAACGAACTCTTCAATCACGAAGGTTTCAAACAACTCATCCAAGAGCTTTCTGCTAACGCACAACAACTGGCTGATATACAAAGTGTAAAAGACGTAGAAGATTTACATTATCGTAAAGGCCAAGTAGCTGCTTTTGCTACTATAATTAATTTACAGGGTACTATAGAAGCTGCCAGAGATCAAGCTGAGGCCGAAGAAGAAGGCCCTGTAGATGTATAAAATATACGACTTCCGTTGCACTAACGGTCACGTCTTTGAAGAATTTGTAACGTCAGGTACTACAACCAGTAGGTGCGGTTGTGGTGCTAACGCTACAAGAATGGTATCTGCCCCGTCTTTCCACCTTAACGGCTCCGATGGTTCATTCCCCGGAGCACATATTAAATGGACTAGGGAACACGAAAAAGCAGGTAGTAAATGATAACTCCATAATGATTATAATCACGGAGCTTAATAATGTCAAGAGCAACATTAGTTGACCCACAACCAGAAATGGAAAATGTGGATAATATAAACGAAGAAGTAAATGAGACTCAGTTTGAAGAAGAAGTAACTGAACAACCTCAAGAGCAGTCTACCATTCCAGAGAAGTACCAAGGTAAGTCGATGGAAGAAATTGTACAGATGCACCAAGAAGCTGAAAAGCTTTTAGGTCGTCAGTCCGGTGAGGTAGGAGAACTTCGTAAAGTCGTAGATGACTACATTAGTCAAAGTATTACGACACAAGCACCTCAACAAACCGTTGAGCCTGAAGAGGATATAGATTACTTCACTGATCCACAAGGTGCTGTTAATCGTGCAATTGAGAATCATCCTAAGATTAGAGAAGCAGAAGAGTATACAGTACAGTATAAGCAACAAGCTGCGTTGGCTACTCTTAATACAAAACATCCAGATATGCAAGAGATTCTTGGTGATGCCAAGTTTGCAGAATGGATTAAAGCTTCAAAGATTAGGACTCAATTGTTTGTAGCTGCTGACCAACAGTATGATGCTGACGCAGCTGATGAACTTTTTACACTCTGGAAAGAGCGTAGGGCAGTTACTCAGCAAACCGCCGTTGTTGAAAAACAGGCACGTAAGCAACAACTTAAGTCTGCAAACACAGGTAATGCACGAGGCAGTAACGAAACGACTAGGAAGAAGATATATCGTCGGGCCGATATTATTAAACTTATGAGAACTGACCCCGACCGTTATACAGCATTAGCCGATGAGATCATGGCAGCGTATGCGGAGGGTCGTGTAAAATAATCTAGGAGATTATCATGGCTGAATTAGTCCCAACTACCGGTAACACAGTTACTAAAGCAAACGCTGCTGTTTTTATTCCAGAAATCTGGAGTGATGAAATCATTGCCGCGTACCAAAAGAACCTGAAGATGGCTCCTCTTGTCAAGAAGCTTCCTATGTCAGGCAAAAAAGGCGACCGTATTCACGTACCTAAGCCTACTCGTGGAGCAGCTTCTGAAAAGGGTGCAGCAACTACTGTAACTATTCAGCAGACTTCTAACACTGAGTTGTTGATTGACGTTAACCGTCACTTTGAGTACTCACGTCTGATTGAAGACATTGTAGAAGTACAGGCGCTTAACAGCCTCCGTCAGTTCTACACAGAAGACGCTGGTTATGCCCTTGCACTTAAGGTCGACACTGACCTTATGAACGCTGCTACTGGTTTTGGTAACGGTACTCTTGACCTTGCTGCTCCTTCTGGTGCTGACTGGGTTAACAGCAACAGCTACTACTTTGACGCTGCTTCTGCTGGTGGTACTCCACTGACAGCCTTTGCTGCTTCAACTGTCGCTGCTGGTGATGTTTTCACTGATGCTGGCTTCCGTCAAGCTATTCAGTTGCTCGACGATGCTGATGTACCAATGGACGGACGTTGCATTATCGTTCCCCCTGTAGTACGCAACACCATCATGGGTACTGAGCGGTTCTCGTCTTCTGACTTTGTGTCAGGACAGACTGTTAACACTGGCCTTATTGGTAACTTGTATGGCGTAGATGTTTACGTTTCATCTAACTGCCCAACACTTGAGTCCAATGTACGTGGTTGCATTATGATGCAGAAAGAAGCTATCGTTCACGCAGAGCAGATGTCTGTACGTTCACAGACTCAGTACAAGCAAGAGTATCTCTCAACGCTGTACACTGCTGACACTTTGTACGGTGTTCAGGTATACCGTCCAGAAGCAGGACTGATCTTGGCTGTCCACGACGCCTAAAACCTCAGGGGGGTCTTCATGGCCCCCTTTCTTTATTTTTCTGCTATAGGAAATTTAAATGTCAAACTATACTAAAACAACAGACTTCGCTTCTAAGGATACGTTAAATCCTGGAGATCCTAATAAAATTGTTAGAGGCACTGAGTTTGACACAGAATTTAACAATATTGCCACAGCAAGCGCTACGAAAGCGGACAAAGACAATCCTAGTTTTGAAGGAAATGTTTCTGTTAACGGCAATATTACTGTCCCAGTTAACGCAACAATAGATGGTCGGGACGTGTCTGTTGACGGTACTAAGCTTGACGGCATTGAAGCTGGCGCTGACGTAACGGACACAGCTAACGTAACAGCCGCTGGTGCTGTAATGGACAGTGAGCTAACCAACATCACAGCAGTTAAGACGCTGAACCAAGTGGTTAACACAACGTCAGACGTTAACTTTAACACTGTAAACAGTCGTAATGTTGCTGCTGACGGTGCTAAGTTAGACACAGTAGAAGCCTCAGCAGACGTAACCGACACTGCTAACGTTACAGCTGCTGGCGCGTTGATGGATAGCGAGCTAACTAACATTGCTGCTGTTAAGGGGCTGAACCAAGGCGTTGCTACTACTAATAGTCCTACCTTTGCTGGTGCAACTCTAGGCGCTGTAACTTATGCAGCGACAGACGGCACAGACGGACAGGTATTGATGACCAACGGCTCTGGCGTTGCCGCGTTTGAGGACATGCCTAGCTCTACTTACCTTGACGTTACTGACTTTGGCGCTACGGGTGACGGTACAACCGATGACACCACGTCTATCCAGAACGCAATTAACCACGCGTCAAACAATGAGATCCAAACGATCTTTTTCCCGGCTGGTCACTACAAGTACACTACGCTCCGCTTGTACCACGACGCAACAGACAACCCCAACTTCCAAGGAGAGTCTGCGTCATATACTGGAGACAACTCCACAACAACATTTGCATATAGCTGGCCTATTCAAAAAGCCTCTGATCTGCGAGTAAAAGTAGATGACGCTATACAAACACTTGATACCGATTACACAGTATCAGGCGTTGGCAACAACTCTGGCGGAAACATTACATTTATATCTGGAGCGCCTGCTCTCAATGCCTCAGTAAGCATTGCAGAAGCTAACCGTGATGGACGTTTTGTATTCTTGGGTACTGGAAAACTTGGTCTTTCTGATCTTAACTTTTTGAAAACAGAGCCTAGTCGTATTTATGGATCGCGTTTAGAGTCTACTGCTGGCGGTAGCGGACTTATCGTTGAGCCTACTGGCACATTCTCAGGAACGGACGCTAGAAACTTCCGCGCCGAAAACATGACTTTCATAGCCGACAATACTGGCTATATCATAACGTCTGAGTCTTGCCCCGGAATGTCTTTCAGCAACTGTAGCTTTAAGCAATTCAACACTGGAGGTAGCGGCCTAAAGATCAGGAATTCTTGGTTCTTTACTATGGACCAGTGTTTTGTATACGGCCCTAGCAACACAGAAGGAGCCGCAAACGATCCGCTAAACAACACAGGCGACGGCATAACTGGCGCTTCAGGACGTTTCGGAGGTGAATGGAATATCACCGATTCACTTATTGATTCCTTTAGTAACGGTGTCCGTTGGACCGCGGGAGAATTTGTAAACGTTTCATTAAGAAATACCGCAGTACAAAACTGCAATAACTACGGCTTATATGCTGAGGGCGGCATATTACAGCAGTTGTTATTTGATAACGTGTATCAGGAAAATATAGGCGTTAGAGGTCGATCCTTTATCAAGGGAACCGGCACCAGCACTCCCGGCGACGAGAAAGCACGGATACGAAACTTACGAATGACTAGCTCATTCATGTATGGCCCCTCCATGACTGGGCCGCTAGTTGATCTTGATAACGTCGACTCTATTAACTGTGAGCATTTATACGTTTTCCGTCCTAGACAGACCTTCTTAAATGTTACAGATACCAAGAACAATCAGATTTCGTCAGGTAAGTTAGAAAACTGCACGTTTACTACAACAGAAGACGTAGCTAAGTACTATACGAATGTAGATGGAAGTACCAGAATATTCACTGGCCCATACGCTCAAGTAGCAAGCGACCTTGTTGTTTATGTGGACGACGGCTCAGGCGGAAACTATACGCTAACGACTGACTATACAGTTTCAGATTTAGACAATGTTGATGGCGCAACCTCAACTGTCACCTTTAACACTGCGCCTGTAAGCGGACGAAGCATAAAGATCATTCGGCCATTTAACTTATTGACTGGGATTCTTCCAAGCGTTAATAACGTAATTTATCCAACAGTCGATAAAGGCTTTTACTTTACAGCAGACCCCGATAGCTCTGCTTCACGACGTCAGTTCATCCGTCTTTACGATGAAACAACCGGGCTCCTTCCCTCTTACGTTGATGTTAAAGCAACAACTGGAATAGCTAAGTTTGGCTTTGGGGATACTAAAGTTATTACTGTTCCAGAGGGATCAGATACTTTTACTCCGTCAGCAGGTGAGGACGAGTTTACTTATACTTTTAATAGCCCTGATTCAGCAGATCGAATCATAGTAAAAAGAAAGCTTAGCGGCGGAAGTTTTATTCAAACTTTTGACTTTACTGTTAATTTATCAACCAAGCTGGTTACGTTAGGAACAGTTACTGTTTCTAGCGAAGAGGTACAAATATCAACCGGTAACCCGTACAACATTACTGGGACCAACGGAAGAACTTACTATGATCTAGTCCACACAATTGCAGGCGGTCTTGCTGTATTTTTGCCAGACACGGGTGAAGTTAATGATGGTCGTTTAATTATCGTCAAAAACAATGAAGCGACTACCTCTGGCTATCCTTATATTATTGTTTACAACAACAGCGCTCAATCAACTGCTATCGCTCAATTGTCTCCGGGACAAGCTGGCTTGTTTATCATGGACAAGCAAGACGGCAACAAGTTTAAGTACACCGGTCGAACATTTACTAACGACTTGGAAATGGCTGACAACCACAAGATATCGTTTGGCCGTGGCGATTCTACTGGGGCTGACCTTGAAATTTACCATCACTCTCAAAGCGAGACATTTGAAGACAATGCGGCTGGTGTAACCAACTTTATATATACGTTTGACAGCCCTGCTGTAGCTGACCACATAAAAGTTGAAAGGAAGCCGGAAGGCAGTAGTTATAGTAGCGTAATTAACTTTACTGTAAATCTTTCAACTAAGACTGTGGTGCTAGGAGTTGCAACGACTCTCAATGAAGATATTAGAATATCAACTTCAGAAAGCAGAATTGACTCTCTTGACGGTGTAGTTATTGATGGCCTTGTTTACCCAACAGCAGACGGCAATAGCGGTCAAGTACTGGCTACTAATGGCTCAGGCACTCTTTCCTTTACAAACGCTTCTCAGGGCGGACTGGCCCATGTAGTAGACGACACAAGTCCACAGCTTGGTGGTGATCTTGAGTCTAACGGCAACGACATCTTGTTTGCAGACAACGACAAGGCTGTCTTTGGTACGAGTGGCGACCTACAGATTTATCACTCAGGCACGGAAAGTTGGATAAAAGACGCTGGCACTGGCAGTCTTTATATTGATACAGATGGCACATCTGTTTTATTAACGTCAGGAAACTCAGCTAAAAATATGGTAAGTGCTGTTAAAGACGGTGCTGTTACCTTATATAACAACAATACCGCCCGTTTAGCCACAAGCGCTTCAGGCATCGACGTAACAGGATCTATCAACACAGTCCTTTCTGTAGACGGTACTACGGAAGACGTATTCATTACTGGAGCACAACCTGCGCTTGAGTTTGTCGAAAGTGACAACAGCGGCTCTCGTATGCGCATGGCATGGG